AGATAACTACGTTACCAAACTCTGTTACATTACCCCCGAACGAATTACGCATCGGGAAAGCACCAGTAACTTTCATGGCTAAATCCAGTGTAAGCATACCTTTGCCTGCATCACCCGCAGCTGATAATATGATTGGTACCCCCAAAGGAAACGTGCCGTCTACCAGAAACTTTTGTTCGGGTGCAGGACCAACGAATCTCGACACCAATAAGCTGTCGTCCAGAAGATTTATGTTCTGGCGTGTGAAGTTACTTGTAGTATTTAGGAACTCATTTATATCGAAGCCTTCACTTATTGCATCTGCGACATCCCATCTTTCGGGCTTACCTCGTGGTAATGTAAGCATCTTTACTGATTTAACATTAGCGTTCAGGGCTAACTCCTGAACTAACTCAGCTAACTTCTTACCAGCGTTGTCATTATCAGCCCATAAGATAAGCTCTTTGCCTTGTAATGGAGAGAAGTCATACTGTGACGCTGACTTCTTTGTAAGCATACCTGCACCACCCATTGTACAGGTTGCTGTGTAACCCAAATTGTTGAGTGCATCTGCACATTTCTCACCTTCTACCCAGATGACTGTATCCGAAGCCAATATGTTCGGGATATTATACAATGGTCTGACATCAGGCATACGAGGATATGGGTTGTCACCAGTGAATTGCCTGAACTCTTTCTTTGGTTTACCGTGTGTATCCAGTATCGGAGCACCTGATCCATCCCGAACAAGATACTTCCGAACCGAACAAATCACCTGACCATCAGAATTTTTGTACAAATACTCCGAATCGTATGGTGTCTGCAAATTGATCTGCATTTTTACTGGATTCTCGGCAGGCTGTTCCCGAACAAATTTTCGGGTTTCACCTACGTATTCAGAAAACATCTCCTTGATTTCAGGTAATCTAAGACCTCTACCTTCCATTAAGATCTTAACGATGCCACCGATGCCAACGCCACCGTTAAAATCCTGACCCTTCATAAAGTATGGGCTTCTAGGATTAATATCTATCTTCAAGGATTTACCAGACTCACCTGAAGTAGACCCGATTGTAAACAGATCACCAGTAACTTTACCCTGTGGAAATGTCTCTCTTAATATATCTATTTGTACCTGTCTCGGTACCTTTTTGCTAATCTCTTCGACTAACTCACTCGCTGACATACTAGATTTAGTATTGTCAAATGGTAGAACACGCATTATATTGACTCCTATACACTCTATTTCTCCCGGACAAGCTCAAACTTGTTCGGGTTTTTTCCAACAACTGCTTCTAAACTCGCATCTTTTACACAAAAAATAGTCAGAATTAGCAGCAACTCTTGGTAGTATTTCATTATGTTTAACTGCTGTTAAAATTTCAACAGCTTTATCACTTGTCTTTTGAGCTAAGACTTTATCAAAAGGAACAAGCTCATAATATATTTCACAATTATTTTTATTAACTACCGTAAACAAAGCTGGGTTCTCTGTCAAATTCATGTATGCCTGATACAATGCAATCTGTGAAGCATACGTTAGATTGACTTCTTTAACACCTTTGCGAACAAATTCATTGAAGCTCTTGTCATTGGCAGACTTACATTCCCACAACATAGGATACTTTAACCCATCGGGTCCTGCACATATGACACCATCTATGTGACCCTTCACCTGATCATCTGCTATTGAGAAACCAAATTGTTCGCCATTTTTATCTGTGCTTCTCAAATCAAAACCTGCCTTAACCAACCAACCATGTGCCATGTCCTCAATCGTATGTCCAAATTGGAATATACGTAAAAGCTTAGCACTGAACTCACTTTCCTGATCAGGTTCTTGACCCATAAATCTATATTGTATCCTACGAGAACACGATTCTCCCAGAGAAGACGCACCAAGATATGTTCGTCTTTTCTGACTTTTGTTCGCCTCTTTGATAGATTCATCAACTGTTTCCTGAATCTTTTGACACATTTCGTCCGAATGGGAATTCGGCATTTTTATCTTCGATGTTGAATTTGAGCCAGATTGCTGCCAGATAAGTTTCGACAAGTTCGTTTGCATCTTCTAATTTCTCCATTTGTTGTATAGACATAACTAAATATAGCACATCTTGCTCATCAAGTTCTGTGAATTTTTTATTCCAACCTATCTGACCGAACAATTTTCCTATTTTTTTTAGTGTACTGTCTGGTTCGACATTTCTTTCATTTCGCTCCATTTCTCAATTTCCCCTTCATTAGTTTTCATAAATGACAATGTAAACAGTTCCTCACTCTCATAAAAAGCAGTTCCATAGCCATTCTCTACCTCACAACAGTTCTCGTATACTTTCTTCTCCATGATAGAACTAATCTTATCCATCACATCATCTTCAGACAAAAAGACACCCTCAACAGAAGTAAAGAAGTCTAAGTTCATCTGTCCATTTTTAGTATTTAAAACCATTTTAATTTCTACTTGAGTCATTATGCTACATCCTTTTTTATTACGTTGTTTATCATAGAATCTATTCTGCTTTTGTTCCACAAATAATTTAAATAACAAGCAGCTCTATACTTTGTCCATGAAAAATCAAACCCAGATACAACAACACCTGACTTCGCTAACATATCTTTTTGCTTATCACTAATTCTTTCGTTTAACCATCTTCTGCCCTTTTGAGCACTATTATTATCTTCAATCTCTCTTAGAAAGTCATCAGCAGAGGCTATAGCCTGTTGCTTTGTTCCTATACTGACCATTCTTAACTTGCCACCAGAACGCTTTACAATGCCACAGGATAGATCGCCAAGATCAGCAACGAGTGCAAAACCATTAAATCCTGTCGCTGATAGGCATTTACCTGTACCAAATAAGTCCATCCATCTAAAAGGAGATCGATCAATCAGATCAATCTCTGTCATATTAAACTCTTCCAAGTCTGTATCTTGACCTTTACCAAACTCGTATCCACACATAGGACACTCTCTGACACTCAAAGGAACAACTGAGTCACATTCTGGACAAATTTTCTCTGGTGCTTGACCTTGAATATTTGACTCTGATCCTTCCAGATTGACATCATCTTCCAATGACCCATGCGTAAGAACAGAAGTTCCGAAATCCAGAACAATACAATCTGTTTTAATTATGTTCGGGTGTTCATCTTGATCTATAGTTCGTAAGCCCCGACCAATCATCTGCACCATTGTAGCTTTATAAGAACATGGGCGAGTTAATATAATACAGGATACAGGTGGTGCATCAAAACCTTCTGTTAATACAGCCACGTTTACTACAACCTGTAAATCACCATTGGTTAAATCATTCAGGATATTAGCCCGAACATTTTTATCAGTCTCTCCTGTAACAGTCTCAGCTTTGACACCCTGTTCTACAAACTCTTCACATAAGTCCTCTGCGTGTGCAACTGTTGAACAGAACACTACAGTCTTTCTGTCACTTGCCTTACTCTTCCATTCATCAACAACTCGTTTGTTGATAGCTCGTTTGTTCATAATACGAGCTACTTGATCCATATCAAAATCGACCACTGTTTTCCGAACATTTTGAAGTTCAGAGCGTACACCCACATCGATGACGTAGGTTTTTGGGGCAACAAGGAAACCTTCACGAATGAGTGTTGATATCTCGATTTGATGAGAACAATTGGAGAATACCTCACGTAAACCTTTTTTATCCCCACGATTAGGCGTAGCAGTGAACCCAACGATCTCAACTTTGTCATTAATTTCTTTTGCATGATTTATAATCCGAGTATAGGTATCAGCTACGACATGGTGGCTTTCATCAACGACCACCATATCCATAGCTTTCATATTATCTAAGTTGTTCGGTCTGGATAATGTCTGCACCATTGAGAATACAGCATCTCCGTTCCAATCTTTCTGTTCAGCATTAACAACGCTAGTAGATATGTTCGGATTGATTCGTTTAAACTTGCTTATGTTCTGGTTGACTAGCTCATCTCTGTGTTGAAGAACCAGAACATTTTTTCGTGAACCATGACGCTTACCAATAAGAGATGATAACATAATTGTTTTACCAGCTCCTGTAGGTGCAACTACAACAGTGTTGCCATGCTTGTCTAAAGCTTCCGATGCAGAATTAACTGCAACTTCTTGATATGGTCTTAATAACATTTGCACCTCACTTTCTATAATGTGGGAAGTTTTGCGTCCTACGTACTTCCCAAACGTAGTCCTAACGCACATCGAGGTGTTGACGCTAGAAACTCAAAAAACCTTATATTTACAGGGTATAAACATACACGGATATGTCAATAGACCCCGCTGACGGCTCTTATATAAAGCCGTTTTTTACCAGAACAGCCTAAACATGACTAATCGCACCTCTCCCCAAGATAACAGAACTCAACTGCCGTAACATAACCGAACTTATCTGAGCTTATCGCACCCCAAAGTAACATATCGCAACTCACCCCAACTGCCTTAACGCACCCATATCGAACTAACCAGACGACACCACAACTGCCGAAACGCAACTGAACTGAACGCAACTCTCCTCGCCATATCCACAACTGCCTCAACTGATCCTAACTGAACCAAGCAAACCCAACCCCAACTGTAACTGCCTTAACAGAACATACCCCAACTCAAACCACCAAAACTCACCACAGCCAACCGTAGCTGGTCCGACCTAACATTAACGCAACTGCCTTAACATAACCCAACGCTACATATGCCTAACTGACCTGACCCCACCTCGACACAGGACAAAAGTTTAACTAGCTTCGCTAGAAACACTTTCTGATTCTAATGAGTCAGCAACCTCTGACAATGTATCAATGTCAATATTTTTTAGAGTACAAATACCTTCATGTCTTTTTATCCAAGCATTTAATTCTCTTGATGCTTGACGACATAATTCTTTAACAGTATCAGGATTGTCCAAATCAAATTTTTGATAACCACCACCTTGAGCTCGATTGTCAATAGGTGAAATAAATGTTGGAAACCGAACAACTTTTGCATCTTCTACCGTAATAGAATCAGTTACATCTACTTTCTCTGTCGGTAAATCTCTGTATTGAACTGTAATTTTACAACCTGTAGCAAATTGTCTAGCCATTTGGATACGATATTTTAAAGCCATCTTTTCATCATCTCCAAAACCGAACAATTTATAAACAGGATGATCTGGTTTGTTTTGAATCCAATCGACAAACTCAGCAGGAACATAACTGTTCCTGCCTGTTTGATTAAGGTAATCGTTAATTATTTTTTCACGATCCTTTTTACCAAATCTTTTTTTCATACTATGCAACTTCCTTTAGAAGAGCGGCTCTTTTAATTCTCTCTTCTTTCATTGCTTCGTATAATTGATGGCTAGTATTGTCATGTGATTCAATCTCTGGATTTTCCAAAGCTAGTTTTTGACAAGTAGCACCCTCTTCTTTGGTTAACTCATCCCAAAGTTTTTGATCTGAAGATGAGAGAATTTTATAACCACCCATAGGGCCGCCTTTTTCTATTCTCCAATCACCAAGTCCACATAAAGTTCCTGCATTAGTCAATAGAGAAGTAATATTCAATTGACTAAATGTAGGATTAATATATCGAATAGTGACTTCAGAACACCATCTAGGTAACTTCGCACGAGTACGAATATCTGGGGTTCTGTTTATATCAGAAGAACGAACAACAGACATATTCATATATGGTTTACCCCAAATATTAATATGCTCACCCACAACGTAGATACCACGATTAATACCTGCTTTAGTTACACCCTCAGTTTCAAGAGCAGAAGTTGCCATACCTCTCTTGATACCTGTAGATGGGAAACTAAGATAAGCACCATCTTGACCGTTGACGTAACAACTATCCCAAAATTCTTCTTCGGGATTATGTTTGATGTCTTTCTTTTGAGCTGCCGTTTTTTTAGCAGCTCCCATAAACAATGTGCTCATGGCTTTAAGTGACATTGAATTGTAAATCAGCGGCCCCGTGCCTACAATCTTCAATGTAATTTCAGATTGTTTTAATTGTTCAACAGTTAACCCTGTTGATTTAGTTGCTATTTTATTTGGCATATAACACCTCGCTTTCTTTTAGTTAAAGTTATTTCGCCCAACTTGGAACATTGTTGTCAGATTGATTGACGGTAGGTTGTGTTGCAGTGTTGGACGGTGCTGCATTAGGATTAGCACTTCCTGCAATATAACCTGCTTGATTAGGAGTAAGAGGAGCGACCATTCGATTGCGATCTGCATATCCATTAGTACCTTCCTCAATACCAATCTTAATACATAGTTCCATACCATTTAATTGCTCAATACTATTAAGCTGTCTACCCTGTTGGGCTTGTGGCGAACTATCACTAGGATCAATACCCCTTGCACTTTCGATGATTGCCCTCATTGTCCTCAAGCCAATCTCTTTAGCAATCGGAACATTACGTTCACTCATCTTGTCTCCATCAACAAAAAGTCTGTGCCAAACTTTTCGTCCGTTATGACCACCACCTACGATAGTAAATTCTAGTGGTAGCCACTTCGCTCTTTTACCTGTTGAACTAGACTTAAAAAAGTTGCCTTGTCCAAACTCTGGTATTTGTGTGTCGCCACCCTGTAGAGTTAACACGACACGAGCTATTGTATTATTTGGAATAAGTTCAAACTCTCCTGAATTTGAATCTGGTTGTACATCGTTAAAATTAAGCATTTGGTTTCACCTCACTTTCTTTCTTTGCTAAATCAAAATTTAATGGACGTTCACTTATTGGTTTGTTGCCAGACATCTTCTGCAATAGTTTACCAAGATGAGGCTCTTCGATTAAATCTAATCTGCCCGATCTATCTTTTGCAGGGTAATTCCATTCGTTTAACGTATGACAAACAAAAGCCCTGTACGGTGGATGATTTTCATCACCAGGCATCACTGCCATAGTAATAACTTCATCAACAATACCGGGTAGTTCACGTCCTGTTTTAGAACCTTCTATTTGAAGATCATGGACAGCACGACCAAAGTCATCTGTCCTACTATCAAGGATACCAACAAACACAACATTCTTTTCACGTATATGTTGTAGATGAGTTAGCCATCCCATCATCTCTCTGCCTTGCATACCGTAGGCAGCTCTAGTATCTAATCGACCATTTGAAGTCTTACAATCTGGTTGATTTTGACACCATTGAAAACACAACCGACCTGCGACAGTTATACTGTCAATAAATATCGTATCGTATTTATCTAATAATTGTTTTGGATTACCATATGTTTGACATACAGCATCATAATGTGCCTCTGAGTATATCTGCTCCTCATTAATTGCAGGGTTAGCCCCACCAAGAAAACAAGCAAAATCACGACACTCAGCCCATGTTCTAGGACGTATAACATCTAGCGGCCATCCCTCTATAGCTGCATCACCCGCCTCTAAGTCCATGAACAAAGTCCTGTCAGAGTCGAGAGTTCGGACAAGAGTGGTCTTGCCTACACCACTCATGCCCGCAATAACTATTTTGTGACCACGTTTTTCTTTTAAACGATCTTCTGCCGATATAATATTCAACATTACTTCTTCTCCTGAATAAAAGCTTTGGATACAATGCTTTCAATATCAACATTAGTATCAATCAAAATATCTAAATCATTACCATTTATAAAATTTAATGATGATTCTTTTAGACGTTTACGAATTAATTTAGAAACTGCAACTTTAACGTCATTTTCTAAATTTTCTAATTCAACTGTAGCATGAAAAACATCTAGTAATGTACTAGTCATTATTCTTGCTCCTCAAAAGTTACCTTTACACCTTGCAAAGATACTGTACGAAACTCTTTAAGTTTCTCTTGCATGGTAGGTAGTGCATTAGCAAACTTTGCCTCTGGAACACTGATTGAAAATTTAGCTAAATGATTAGCTTCTTCGGGAGTAAGACCATTCAAAAACTTTGTAAGGTTTTCTTGATCCCACTCAACCTTTTTACGCAACTCAATCTTAACTTTTTGGTTGCCGTCAAAGATATTTGCAGTACCGAAATCTTTACCCTCTTCATTAAGCTTTTCTTTAGCTTTCTCAAGGTAACGATCTTCTAAGAATTTATTGAAATCATGCACATCTTTTTGAGCTTGTCTAAGCTTCTCTGCAAGAGTAGCTTGTGTCAAAGCTAAATTGAAATTATCTACATATTGTACTTTTGTCATAGAGCACCTCGCTTTCTTTTATTGGTTAGGAATCTTTAATATGGGAATTTCCCATAATAAATCAAGAACTTTTTTTAGAAATTTTTATTTCTATATCAAAAACAGCTTTCATTAATTTTTTTTTAATAACAAAATCAGTAGTTTGCACCCCTTTTGCGTCCTCAACAATTTTTTCTTTTTTTCCATCTTCATGTATCAATGTGTATACAAAGTCAGCAATATATTTACATATTCTTTGTTCATTCACCATAATATCATATGTAACTTGTCTCCTCAAATCTTGCACAACCCCTGCCATTTCCATAGACACGAGTTGACCATAACGCTCTGCCTCCCACTTGGAGTCAAATTTAAATCCCATAAATTCTGTTTTTTTAGCGTTATACTTATTATACTTCCCATATTGTCTGGGATAGTGTATATTTTTTTTAAACATATCTTATAAAGGGTACATCATATGGCATCAAATGAAAAGTGGAAAAGTGTGAGTGTGGACATTAGAACTTACAAACAACTTGTAAAAATAGCTGAAGAAGAAGATAGAAAAGTTGGACAACAAATAGCTAATCTAGTTAAAAAAGAGTTTGGGGCTAGATATGGAAATCAGATAAAAGATATGGGTATTGGTTCTGCCAAACAAATATAATGAGAAAAGAAGTATATATATATGCAACACAAGAAGCAGAAAATACTCCTATAACAATTAATATATTAGAACGTAATAAAGAATTTAAACATGACTTTCAAAAACATGAAATAACATCATATCAAGCTCTTAAATTAGCCACTGAAATATTATTAATGTTGAAAAGTAAAATTAAAGACTAACTTCTTCCATACGTTTACATAAACGCTCTGCTCTGTTTGGAACCTGCTTATGCCATCTTGAGTCACGCATTTGATTGGCACTTTCCTGCCAGTTGCCGTCCATGACAGCTTGGATATGTTTGCGAAACTTACTGTATCTTGGTCTACCTAGATTAAACATCATGTTTGCTATGATTTGTTTTACTTCTTCTGGTAGTTTATCCCAATCATCATAAATCTTTTTACAGTCTTGTATGACAGTTTGTATATCTTGTTCAAAAAGTTCTGTTACTCTTTCTTCAGATATTTTTGCACCCAACTCCAGATCATATTCTGGTTCGTCCTCACGACACAAATGTCCGATCCCGCAGGTCTTCAGCGAAAGATGATCGAGATAAGTTTCGTACTTGACCCCCTCGTCAATGATGAGTTGTTCTCTTAATTTTTCTAAATCCACTATTGACTCCCAAATGTTGCTCTTGTTACTGGATCAGGTACAAGAATTGGTTCTATACCACCAGTTCTTGTAGTTGGTTGCGTCACGTTTACCTGACCTAAATCCGAAAAATTGTTCGGGTTTGGTATGTTTTGTTGAATGTTAGATATTTGATCTGTGATGCCAGTGTTATCCATAAGTTCTTTAGCCTGTCTAGCTCCTTCTTGAGCAACAGTTTGTATTGCTTGTGCTGGTGCCTGTCTTGCTGTAGGTATAGCAGCTGTTAATGCTGAACCAAATGCCTTAGCAAAAGCACTTCTTCTATCTACGTTTTTACCAACTTGTTTTCCATACTTTTCTAATACATCTTTGTAAAAGTTTCTATCACCTAATACTCTGTTTAAAAGAGCATAACGAGCAATTTTACCTAAATTTTGTAACGGACTAGCCGCAATGTTAGCAGCCACTAGATCACCACCTTGTACAGTTCTTGATACGAAATCCATTTCTTTACCAAATGCAAACATATCTTTGGCTAAATCTTCACCAAAAAATTCTTTTAATTTACCAGAGTTGTTACTGTCTATTAATCTTTTTGCAAAAGCACCCAAGCTTTTTGCGTCAGTCAAAGGAGTAGATCCAAAATCTCCTATTAAAGATTTTAAATAAAATCCTTTTACTTTTTCTCTTTGTGGCTCAGTTAAATTTTTAAGTATTTGAGACACCTCAGATGCTTGTATTGTGTCCTGAGCTAGTGAGTCAGCAGCTTGTAATGCGTTGAATCTACCCTCACTAATTTGTCTAAGAAAGTTAAACTTTTTAAGATTTGCTTCATCTTTTGTGGCTTTAAGAACACCCTGTAAAGCATCTATAGTGTTAGGGCTACCCTCCCATATTTCTCCAATCGTTTCTTTTGTTAGATTGTTGAAATCTGTTTTCGCTATTTTTGTTGCTAGTTCACGAATCTTTCCAGTTTCATTCCCGAACAATTCTTTAGCTGTGTTACCCAACTGATCTATTTCTTTTAAGAACATTTGTCCGTTAAATTTATCAGGAGTTAAAGAATCAATGTTTGATTTAATCATAGCGTTTCTCAACCACTGACCTGCCATTAGTTTTCTAAAAGCTTCTTTATTTCCTATACCTGCTACGTCACCAGTTCCAATAGCATCAAAAGCTTTTCTTAATGTTTCTGGTTGATTATTTTTAATTAATGATCCCATCATGTCTTTAACATCAATGTCTTCACCTGTTTGAACAGCTTTTCTAAGATTTTTGATACCACTAGCTGTTTCTACATCTGAAAATATTTTTATTGTAGAATTGTATAAATCACGATGTTCTTTAATTAAAGCATCTGCTCTATCAAGAACAGTTCTTCCAGCACTGTCTTTGATGAAACTACTTTGACCTCTTAATAAATCTTCTACACTTTGAGGAGTCATAAATTTATCTAGCTCTTTTATAACATCATTCATTTGGTCTAAACCTTTTTGTGTTATAGCTGATTTTACTCCTCTAGCTGATTCAATGTTAAAGTTTTTGCCTTTTAAAGTTTCTATAGCTTCTCTTAATTCATACATTTGAGAAAAAGATAAACTTGGTCTATCTCCACGAGTTCCTTTAATTTTTGTAAATTCTTCTATTTTTTTAGACAAAGCTATTATATCTTTTTTTCCTGAGTCAAGATTTTTGTCTAAGTCTTTTTTAATACCTCTTAAATAATCTATTCCTATACCACCTTCTTTAAATATACCTTGTTGAAAGATAGGATTTTCTAATATAGAGTCCACTTGTTTTGCACTATCAGCTATATTTTTATTAGCTTGTGTAAAAGCTGTTGTTAAATAATCTAAAGCTTCTCCATCTAAATTAGCATTTTTAGTTGTAGCAGCTCCCATATGTTGCACTAAATCATCTAATTGATTTAACACAACTTTTTGTGATTTAATCTGTGACCCTTGTACATTTCTGTACATCTCTTCACTAGATTGTAACAATATGTCACCTATCTCTTCAGGAGTGGCATCTTTACCAACTCTTGTTCTATAATCATCAAGTATTCTTTGAATGTTATCATTATTATTTTTTAATCTAGTTGACGTACCAAATATTTTTTCACCGATTGCTTGTGCTCTTGCTAACAAAGATGGAGCACCAACAGAGCCCAACGCAGGAGTTACAGGAACATTTACTTTTTTGCCATCAATAATTACTTCTCTATTAAGAGCACCACCAGCGGCTTCTATTTCTGCTTTTGATAATTCTTTACCAGCACCGAAAGCTCTATATACTTTGCTCAACATCCAAAATGGAAGACCAACACCTAGTTCTACACCACCCGCTAATGCAGCCTCACTTCCTACATCACTCATCACTTCACTAAAACTTTGACCTTGTATACCTGCAACTGTTTCTCCCAATTCTTCTACTGCCTGACCACCACCTGCACCAGCTGCTGCACCTACAGCACCTGCCCCTACCATTGCTAGCGGCCCGAATGGTGCAGCTAGGGCAGCACCTTTTACAGCACCTGCAACACCACCTGCTAGTTCAGGAACTACACCAGTAAGATCAAGGAAGTCATATTTACTAAATCCAGACTCATCAATGAGTGTAGGCATTTTTAAATCTAAATTTAATTTTTTACCACCCGAAGGTGTAATAGCAAGTCTACCTCTTTTGTCACGAGTGTAATCACCTTCGCCCAATCCATAGCTTTCAAGAGCTTCTATTTGATCTTCATAACCTTCAGAAAGACCTAATGTTGCACGTAAACCAGCTAAGCGTATACCAGACTTAGTATCGAACATTTGTTCGGGTTTAGATTTTTTTCTAACAGATGGATCTTGACCTGATTGCACTGAACGAATTAATTGTCCAATAGCAAATTTTTCTCTGACTGTAGGAGTGTCACCTTTAATTTTAACTTTTAAAGTTTCTTTGGGTAACTTAATTGTTATTGTTCCCATATTTAATTAGCCATATTTGTTAAATCAATAAAAATATTGCCGTCATCATCACGAGTATATTCACCCTCATCCTCATCAAAACTTTGTTTACCACCGAATTTAGAGGCTCCTAAAGCAGCGTCATTAATAATTTTCATTGTATTGTTAAAAGCATCTTCATTAAGATGTTTTTTAGGATCAGCAAATTGTTCTAATTGTGTTAATATTTGTTGTTTTGGAGTATCAAATATATCTCTAACCTCTTGTATTCTTTTTAACGCTGCGGCTGGGTTAGTAAAAAAACCTACTTGACCTATCAATTGTTTTACTGTTTCAAGGTCTTTTGTTGAAATACCATTACCAGTTTCCTGTGTTAAAAATCTTTTGAACTGAGATATAAGTCTGTCTTGAAGTATTTGATTTGTTGTTATTTTACCTGTAGCAGTTTTTCCATCTTCATCTTTATATATACTGTAATCAGCACCAAGTGCACTCAAAATATTGTTTGCAATGTCAGTTGCTTTTTCTAAAGTAACAGAGCCACCTCCATCTATAATGGATTGTACATTACGCTCTATTTCATCAAGTGTTGATGTGGCTTTTTCAAGCTGACCTAAACCTGTTGCAAACTGTGATGCTTCTTGTTCAGCAAAAGGAAAAACCATCTGTCCGTCACTTTTTCTAACTCCTGTTGTGACTTTCATTTCTTTTTGAGTGCTAACAGGAGTTTTTTCTGTTTTTGCACCTATTTCAAAACCTTTATATGTAAACTCTAATTTTTTATCATTTATATTTTTAAGAGTTTCTGCTTCTTGTTTTAAAATCTCTACTTTTATTTTTGTTGCGGCTTTTATTCTTTCTAATTCTTTTTGGTTTTCATAACCTCTAAACTCTTTTTCTATCGCTAAAACAGCATCTACCTTCTTTTGTTGTCGATCTATTGCATCAGCTATTGCTGCTTTTCTTTCTTGCAAGGCATAAGTTCCTGCAGATACTTGTGCTGCTCTAGCCTCTTTACGAGCAGCTTCAGCCAATGGTAAAGCTTTTTCTCCTGCTTCACCGACAGAACTTAACATTCTTCCTATGTTAAAACCTTTACCTGCTTTATTCTGCATCAGGGCTAAACCAAATGCTATTGTAGCAGCTCTTGTATCTGGTTTACCAGATATGTCTATGCCTGTAGCATCTGCAAATTGTTTTTTATAATAATCTAAACCTTTAACTCCTGATTCTTCACCAGTAGAAATATCTTCTATTGATTTCATAGCTTCTGTAAAAGCATCACTTTGATCATCACCTTTTGGCGTATCATCTTCTACACCTGTTTGTTCATCTTCTCCTTCACGTAACTCTTGTTCGGGTAAGATAGGTGATCTTACATCAATATCTGTTGTTGCACCTGTAATTGATTCTTTATTAGTTTTTTCACCTAAATCATCTTGAACGGGTTTAGGATCAGACTTTGGGCCGGTTACCGTAGGTTCATATCCTATAGCATTTAATTGAGCTTGTATTTCATCAGAAATACTTTGACCCTCATCAAAAGGAGACATAAATTTTAATGCCTTTTCTTTTTGTATTCTTTTAGTAGATGTCGGTGTATCACCAAGATAATCTGCTATATCACTTACACCTTTACCTATACCTCCAACAAATTGACCAGGACCCTCTCCCAAATAATCAAGTATTTCTCCTACGGTGCTTCCTATTTGACCAATTCTTGTTGGAAATCCACCTTCAGGAGGTGTAAAAGAACCAAGACCTTTATCTTTTCCTACAAACATTGGAGTAAACTTACTACTAGGTGCAAGATTATAAGTTTTACCTTGTAAAGATTCTGGTAAACCTAAACCACCTAGCATAGAATCAAATTTTTGACCAAGACCAAGACCTTTAAGACGATCTAATATACTTTTTTCTGAAAAAACTCCTGCCATATTTATGCACTCGTGTCTCTAGGTTTAACACCTTGTAAAGCTGTGTAAGCACCAACACCTGATAAGAAAGGATTAGGATCAGGTGTAGTAACTGATTTAAATGTACTGGCTATACCAGAGCTTGGCATACCAGTAAGGAAGTTAGAACCTAATTGTAATCTTGTAAAAGGCTCCATAATACCTTGCATTAAGTTTTGACGATTTGCATCAAGCACTTGCTGTTGGAAACCTCTACCAAACTGACCTAAGTTCATTAATGTTCCTAAATCAGAACGACCAAGCTCAGATGTTAATCTACCTAAATCTCCAGTAGTTCCAGCAAACTGATTATACATACCACCAACTTGACCTAACGTGCCACCCAAACCACCGAGCAATTGTGAGCTTTTAAGCATATTACCCATAGCACTTTGAAAACCACCAGATCGTAACCCACTTAAAGTCCTCGCCTTTTGATCTGCTGTGTTTCTTGCAAGTTCTGCTTCTAATACAGCACTACGACCACTTCTTTGACCTGAGCCAATCCCTTGACCTTGACCTTGTAAACCACTTAACATTTTTTGACTTTGTAAAGCAGCATTTCTATCAATGTCTGCCTCTGTAGCTTTAACAACATCCTCAAGATACGGATCCATATATTTTTTATAACTTGTGCTAGGATCAGCTAATTGACCTAGACCTGCACCTATTCCAGTAGAGGCAGCACCAAGAGTTCCTAGTCCAGAACCTATCTGAGCTTGTGCTCCTTGCATATATGGTTGGAAAGACCCGAACATTTGTGGAGCATATGATAAAGCCATCTGCTGTAGTGGATCCATACCTGCAATTTGAAAATCAGGTAATGTAATCGGTCTATCTATTAAACCGGGTGTCTTTTGATCTTCTCCATCAAAAGTTCCAAAAACGCTTTGTAAAAGACGTTTTTGTAAACCTTCCATGTAGGGAGGAAGTCTTTGAATTTGTTCTACAGTTTGAACTGCCATTATGCTCTCTCCTCTAAATCACCCATCATGTCATAAGCTCTTTGTATACCTAGTCTTTGATTGCCATTACCTAAACCTTTAACAGCATCTTTTGTCAACACAAATTCTCCTGCTGTTAACATGGCTGGTACATCATCTTTTGTACCAGAACCTTCTGATGGGTCTATACCACCATCACGTCTAGGAAAATTCATCTCACCACCCATAGCAGCATATGTTATAGGCAAACCACCTATTTGACCACCAGGACCACCAAATCCAAATGGTCTACGTTCAAACGCTGTTCTTTCATCTTCTTCTTCTTCAGTTAAATTTGCTAATAATTGTGCTATTAAACCTGCACCTATACCCTCTCCTATTGGATTATTTAAAATTTTAAATAAAGTGTTGTCGCCTTTCATACCTAGTCCTTGCAACAATTCAGCAGACATTGTTTTTGGCTCAACAATATTTTTTACAGCTTCAACACTAGAGGAACCACCAGTTTTATTAGCTAATTGTGATGTCAAAGAGGTGGTGGCATCAGGAGAAACATTACTCGCTCGGGGAAACTTGTCTTGTAGTGCTGTTCCTCCAATGCCACCTATTAAAGCAGACCTTAAAGCATCTTTTGGTTTTCCACCCATTGCTAAGCTACCAAGACCACTAGCTAAAGCATTTGTAATGAGAGGACTAGAAGCTGCTTTTGTCATACCTAGAGCAGATAAACCTTTTCCTGCTAGCGGCCCGAGAAAATAACTACCTGCTACTGGTAAAACAACTTTTTTTAATATATCGCTTAAACCCATGCCTTTATCCTAACTTATTTCTAAATAACTTACAACCAAATGTAAACGATTAGCTGTAGCTGCTGTCGCTTTTAATATTTCAGAGTCTTGTAACACTAATGGTTGTGTCAACAATTCAACTGTTGTATTTGCACTCACAGCCTTTACTTTAAACAAACTAAACACTGCACTATCTGTATCTGTTATAGTTAATGTAATTGTATCAGCATTTCCACTATCTTCTGATACAAGCATTGATTTTATAATATTTGTAGAGCCAACAGGTGTTGTCAACACAGTTGTTGCATTTGTTGTTGTTAAATCTACCTTTGCATTTTTATATGTATTAGCCATTATCCTGTAAACCAACCAAATGCTTGTGCATCATCTTCAACTGTGCTTGTTGTTTGTTGAGATATAAACAATTCTAACGCTCTTATCAAATCTTCTACATACTGTCTATCAATTTGTTCGGGTGGCTCTGGTAATCTAGGAGGTATGACAACTGACATTATCTTCTCCCATCTGGTCTAATGTTAACTCTAGGTGTACCAAGTTTCCATTTCATGCCTGTTGCACTTGAGTCTACACGCAAAGCAAATGAACGTCCTCTTGCCCGTAAATCTATTTGATTGGTAAATAATTCTACAGGGGATGTAGCAGTTCTTGTTGCAATGCCACTAGATGTGTTGCCATAGTCCTCACCAGGTTCATTTCTTGCTTTGATTGTAAAGTTAGCCGCAGGTGTACTTTGATTAACAGAACCTTCAAATGTCAAGTCAGGTATAACTTTTTGTATTAAACTAAATTTATCACCATCACCTATGTCCATTGGTGCTGACTCAATAAATGATGTCATGGCAGAACCATCATCATCATATCCTGTCTCATGGTTAAATAAATAAGATGAACTCGCTGCGATAGGAAATGTTCGGATTCCTCTATCAAGCCACGCTGTTCTGCTTAATGTTCCAAAATACCATATTTTTTGACCATAATTATATACAACATACTTATCTATATCGCCTGTGCCACCATTGTTAAGTGAGTTAGTCTCAGACGGATAAAACCATATAACTTCTGTATATTCAGAGTTAATTCCTGCAACAACTTTATCTGCTTGTTGACTATTAAAGTCTAAGAATACTTTATCTTTGACAGTGCAAGGTAAGGTTTGCGTTCCACCCGCATATACATAGAAATTATCTTTACCCATCCAAAATACAAAATCTTGTGTAGCAACAGCTGCTTGCGGCCCCATGATTGTTATATTAGATGCTATTTGTTCTATGCCATAATACAATGGTGCACCTAAATATCTAAGTGTATGCAAAGAAATATCAGTAAAAACAAGTATTTCACGTTTTGTTTTAACTGCTTGTACGAACTCAGAACCAGATCCTATACTTAAAAAACCTGCACTGGTTGTTGCAGATACAGTATAAACAAGTGGATTGTCAAAAGATGAAAATCTTACTAATAATGGGTCTTGTGTTGTTGTCGCATAAGTATTAGCACCAAAAGCAAATACATGACCTTGATCGCTAACAAGTACCTGTTTTGCTACAGTAGGCACATTTTCAGCACCAGATATAGTGCTAAGCTCTACTGCTCTTGTTGACAATCCATTAGTCTTATCCCAACGAAAAACTTGACCATCTCTAGGATTTATTAATAAATCTTCACCAAAGTTATCATGTGACCATGTTCGTATTTCACGAGTTGTGCCACTTACTGCTGCTATGCCCCAACCAGTAAAGTCATCATCAGATGACGCATTGCCTACAGCTAACCGAACAATTGCTCCATTTGAGTGTGTGGTCGCTGTTGTGCCACTATGTCCTCTTGCAACAGTGAGTGTATTATCATCAGTTGTTGCTGTCACAATCATTAACTCTTCACCAACTAATATAACATCATTATCTGTTGTTATTCCTGTTTCGTCTGCTACATCAACACCTGTTTCACTGTTGTCTAAATCTTCGGCTAAAGTAGTTGTCAAAGCACCTGCTGTTGTACCACCAAACAGTCCAGCACCCCAACCTGTACCACCAACCTGTGAGTCAAGACCTACAGTTAATTGATACTCGGCATCTGTTGCACTGCCACCATTACCAGTATCAGAGGAGTTAGCAGTTACACTCACTGTAATCACATAAGTATTTGCATTGGTCACAGATACAATCTGATGTTCTGCATTAAGTATTGACGCTGTAACTAAACCACCTAAACTGACAGCATTGCTGAAAGTAACAAAGTCATTTTCTGCCGCACCATGATTAGTTTCTGTAACAGTGATATTAGCAGAACCATTTGTGGCTGCGAATGTCGTAGAGTTTGTTGTTGATGCACGAACTGGTGTTACGTCATTAAATGTACCACCCTCTTCTATATAATAT